AAGAACGAAGTGACAGTAGACACTCGAGTGATGGGTTTGGCGGGTAAGGAAGAAACTTCTTTCACATACTTAGCATCGATTAACAATTACTTGAGGAGTACGCAGTGGTTATCCACACAGATAACGGGGACCAAGTTGACTACAATACGTGCTTGGCCCCTTCACAGGGTGGCACATGGTACATTGGTTGCATCAGCATATCCTTCATACGCATTGCCTACTTTTGATTTTGCTTACTGGACAGGAACTTTTGTATTGAAAATCGAAGTGGTTGCATCTTCTTTTCATAAAGGTAGATTGCAAATAGTTTATGATCCCAACACCACAGACGCAGCACCAGAGACGAACATACAACACACATACATCATGGATATTTCAGATACGAAGGAATTGGTTATAGATATTCCTTGGTCGCAATCACGGACTTTTTTGAACACTCCTCCTACATGGCCCTCACAGTCATATACTGACACGGGTCTAGACATCGCAGGATCAAATGTGTTTGCAAATGGACAGATAGCTATTTATGTATTGAACGAGCTTACAGTCCCAAGTACGACGACTCAACCAATTGAAATTAATGTTTATGGAAGTTTTAAGGATGATTTTAAGGTGATGTGTCCAGAAAGATCTTATACTGATGCTGTGTTTAGGAATTTAACCACGCAAGCTGGAGCGATGGAAACTGACTGTGCGGAGGATTGCCAGATGCCGAATGATACGTCTGTTGAGTATTCAGCAGGAGGTGATCAAAGGAGCTCACAACAGATGGCGGTGTATGCTGGAGAGAGTATAACCACATTTCGAGCACTATGGAAGAGACCACATTTGTTATATGTCCTTCCTAAGAATACAGTGGCTAATACACTCACCACATATTTCTTTCCATTGAGAGCAAAGCCTAGAGGCAACGTGCCCACGTTTACGAATTATAATCAGGTTACAAATTGTGGCTTGACTGTGGTAGCGTACGCCTATGCTGGATGGAGAGGATCAGTAAGATACAAGTGCGTGACTCAAGGACCAAGATCTCAAGTGTCATTCTATCCTAGTGTGTACGCAGGGTCAGGGTTTGGCGCTATTTCACGTGTTTTGAATTATGTGTATGGCACTACTACAACCGTTAATGATCTAGCGAGAGCTATGTTTTCTTTGGCAGCACCTAATAGGGCGAACAGGTGCCAGGAAATGCAGAACTCACAGCACCAACCAATGACTGAGGCAGAATACCCATATTATTCGCTTAACCGATTTTTCCCACACCGGAATTTAGGTTTTGAGTTACAAAGTGGTGAAAGATTGGTTAATATGGAAGTTATATCATATGAGTTAAGTGCAACGGGGCAGCATGAGGTATATGCAAGTACTGGAGAGGACTTCCAGGTTGGCTTTTTTACAGGCCTCCCTTTGTTAGCTACATTTAGTAGTCCTGCTCCTCCAGTTGCTGCATGACAGTGGTGGTGGGCCACACAAAAAATTGAGGTAGAATCCCTAGGTGAGGGATCCCCGCGTGAAGACGATAAACTAACCGTACGGTCGAGCGTACGTGCGCGAAAGGTAAGTAGCGCGTTTTCGAGGCGAATATTCAATATCATTGTGAAGAACAAGAATGATATCGATGGGTTTTGTACCACTGTTAATGACGGGCTATTCGCCCTGAAGATAGTGGGAAATTTTCCCATCTCGAATGTTGAGAC